TTAAAACAGCTCTGGGGTTGTTCCCACTCAAGGGCCCACGTGGCGGCTAGTACTCTGGTATCTCGGTACCTTTGTACGCCTGTTTTAATTCCCTCCCCAACGTAACTTAGAAGCTTTTAAACCAAAGCTCAATAGGTGGAGCGCAAACCAGCGCTCTTATGAGCAAGCACTTCTGTCTCCCCGGTGTGGTTGTATAGACTGTCCCCACGGTTGAAAACAACTTATCCGTTAACCGCTATAGTACTTCGAGAAACCTAGTATTGCCTTCGGAGTGTTGATGCGTTGCGCTCAGCACACTAACCCGTGTGTAGCTTGGGTCGATGAGTCTGGACGTACCCCACTGGCGACAGTGGTCCAGGCTGCGTTGGCGGCCTACTCATGGTGAAAACCATGAGACGCTAGACATGAACAAGGTGTGAAGAGTCTATTGAGCTGCTATAGAGTCCTCCGGCCCCTGAATGCGGCTAATCCTAACCATGGAGCAAGTGCTCACAAACCAGTGAGTTACTTGTCGTAACGCGCAAGTCCGTGGCGGAACCGACTACTTTGGGTGTCCGTGTTTCACTTTTTACTTTTATGACTGCTAATGGTGACAATTTAATATTGTTACCATTTGGCTTGTCGAATTGATCACATAAGATCTATAGTTTTGTTCACTGATTTGCTTTGAAATAATCTCACCTCAAAACCTCCAGTACATAACATTTAAAGAGTTTAAACTTATTTATAACAATGGGAGCTCAAGTTACTAGACAGCAAACTGGAACTCATGAGAATGCTAACATTGCTACAAATGGATCCCATATTACATACAATCAGATAAATTTTTACAAGGATAGTTATGCAGCTTCAGCCAGCAAGCAAGACTTTTCACAGGATCCATCAAAATTCACTGAACCAGTGGTGGAAGGCTTAAAAGCAGGGGCACCAGTTTTGAAATCTCCTAGCGCTGAGGCTTGTGGCTACAGTGATAGAGTACTACAACTCAAATTGGGCAACTCAGCTATTGTCACTCAAGAAGCAGCAAACTACTGTTGCGCTTATGGTGAATGGCCTAATTATTTACCAGATCATGAAGCAGTAGCTATTGATAAACCTACACAACCAGAAACTTCTACAGACAGATTTTATACTTTAAGATCAGTCAAATGGGAGAGTAATAGCACAGGATGGTGGTGGAAACTACCTGATGCATTAAACAACATAGGCATGTTTGGACAAAATGTACAATATCACTACCTATACAGATCTGGCTTCTTAATTCATGTGCAGTGCAACGCTACAAAGTTCCATCAAGGCGCGCTGTTGGTGGTAGCAATACCAGAGCATCAGAGAGGGGCACACGACACCACCACTAGTCCAGGGTTTAATGATATCATGAAAGGTGAAAGAGGAGGGACGTTTAACCACCCATATGTTCTTGATGATGGAACATCAATAGCTTGTGCGACAATATTTCCACATCAATGGATAAATCTAAGAACCAACAATTCAGCAACGATTGTTCTTCCATGGATGAATGTTGCACCAATGGACTTTCCACTTAGACACAATCAGTGGACACTAGCAGTAATACCAGTGGTTCCATTGGGTACACGCACAATGTCAAGTGTTGTCCCAATAACAGTTTCAATTGCCCCTATGTGTTGTGAGTTTAACGGACTCAGGCACGCCATCACCCAGGGTGTTCCAACATATCTTCTACCAGGTTCAGGACAATTTCTGACTACTGATGACCATAGCTCAGCACCAGTCCTCCCGTGTTTCAACCCAACTCCAGAAATGCACATTCCAGGGCAAATCCGCAACATGTTGGAAATGATTCAAGTGGAATCAATGATGGAGATTAACAATACAGACGGCGCAAATGGCATGGAGCGTCTCAGAGTTGACATATCAGTACAAGCAGATCTTGATCAGTTATTATTTAACATTCCACTAGATATACAACTGGATGGACCACTTAGAAACACTTTAGTAGGGAACATATCCAGATATTATACTCATTGGTCTGGATCTCTAGAAATGACATTCATGTTTTGCGGTAGTTTTATGGCAACAGGGAAATTGATCCTATGTTACACACCTCCAGGTGGATCATGCCCAACAACTAGAGAAACTGCCATGTTAGGCACTCACATCGTCTGGGACTTTGGATTACAATCTAGTATCACCTTAATAATACCTTGGATTAGTGGATCCCACTACAGGATGTTCAATAGCGACGCTAAGTCAACCAATGCTAATGTTGGCTATGTAACCTGTTTCATGCAGACCAACCTGATAGTCCCCAGTGAGTCCTCTGATACTTGTTCTTTAATAGGATTCATAGCAGCAAAAGATGACTTTTCCCTCAGGTTAATGAGAGATAGTCCAGATATTGGACAATCAAACCACTTACATGGAGCAGAGGCAGCCTATCAGGTGGAGAGTATCATCAAAACAGCAACTGATACTGTGAAGAGTGAGATTAACGCCGAACTTGGTGTGGTCCCTAGTCTAAATGCAGTTGAAACTGGTGCAACTTCCAACACTGAACCAGAAGAAGCCATACAAACTCGCACAGTAATAAATCAGCATGGTGTGTCGGAGACGTTAGTGGAGAATTTTCTTGGTAGGGCAGCCCTAGTGTCAAAGAAAAGTTTTGAATACAAGAATCATGCCTCATCCAGCGCAGGGACACACAAAAACTTTTTTAAATGGACAATTAATACTAAGTCTTTTGTCCAGTTAAGAAGAAAGCTGGAATTATTCACATACCTTAGGTTTGATGCTGAAATCACCATACTCACAACTGTGGCAGTAAATGGTAATAATGACAGCACATACATGGGTCTCCCTGACTTGACACTCCAAGCAATGTTTGTACCAACTGGTGCTCTTACTCCAAAGGAGCAGGATTCATTTCATTGGCAATCAGGCAGTAATGCTAGTGTGTTCTTTAAAATTTCTGATCCCCCAGCTAGAATGACTATACCTTTTATGTGCATCAACTCAGCATATTCAGTTTTTTATGATGGCTTTGCTGGATTTGAGAAAAATGGTCTATATGGAATAAACCCAGCTGACACTATTGGCAACTTGTGTGTCAGAATAGTGAATGAACATCAACCAGTTGGTTTTACAGTGACCGTTAGGGTTTACATGAAGCCTAAACATATAAAAGCATGGGCTCCACGACCACCGCGAACCATGCCATACATGAGCATTGCTAATGCAAATTACAAAGGTAGAGATACAGCACCAAACACACTTAATGCCATAATTGGTAATAGAGCGAGTGTCACAACTATGCCTCACAACATAGTAACCACCGGTCCAGGTTTTGGGGGAGTCTTTGTAGGGTCCTTTAAGATAATTAACTATCACTTAGCCACAATAGAAGAGAGACAATCAGCCATCTATGTGGACTGGCAATCAGATGTTCTAGTCACCCCCATTGCCGCTCATGGTAGACATCAAATAGCAAGATGCAAGTGTAATACAGGGGTTTACTATTGCCGGCACAGAGATAGAAGCTACCCAATTTGCTTTGAAGGTCCAGGAATTCAATGGATTGAACAAAATGAATACTACCCGGCAAGATACCAGACTAATGTACTTCTAGCAGCTGGCCCTGCAGAAGCAGGAGATTGTGGTGGTCTATTAGTCTGCCCACACGGGGTGATTGGCCTCCTTACAGCAGGAGGGGGTGGGATTGTAGCCTTCACAGACATCAGAAATTTACTGTGGTTAGATACTGATGTTATGGAACAAGGTATTACTGATTACATACAAAATCTTGGTAATGCTTTTGGAGCAGGATTCACAGAAACAATCTCCAATAAGGCTAAGGAAGTGCAAGACATGTTAATTGGAGAGAGTTCATTATTGGAAAAATTACTAAAAGCTCTAATCAAAATTATATCAGCACTGGTGATTGTCATTAGAAATTCAGAAGATTTGATAACAGTTACAGCTACACTAGCATTGTTAGGGTGTCATGACTCACCATGGAGCTACTTGAAGCAAAAAGTATGCTCATACTTGGGTATTCCCTATGTGCCTAGACAAAGTGAATCATGGCTTAAGAAGTTCACAGAGGCGTGCAATGCTCTTAGGGGTTTAGATTGGCTATCACAAAAGATAGACAAGTTCATTAATTGGCTCAAAACTAAAATATTACCAGAGGCTAGGGAGAAATATGAATTCGTGCAAAGACTCAAGCAGCTACCAGTAATAGAAAAACAAGTTAGCACTATTGAGCATAGTTGCCCAACAACAGAACGACAACAGGCCTTATTCAACAATGTTCAGTATTACTCACATTACTGTAGGAAGTACGCACCACTTTACGCAGTGGAATCAAAAAGAGTGGCCGCTCTTGAAAAGAAAATAAACAATTACATCCAGTTCAAGTCCAAATCTCGCATTGAACCGGTTTGTTTAATAATACACGGCTCCCCAGGAACTGGCAAATCAGTAGCCTCAAATTTAATTGCTAGAGCTATCACAGAAAAATTAGGCGGGGACATTTACTCCCTACCCCCAGACCCTAAATACTTTGATGGATATAAACAGCAAACAGTAGTCCTTATGGATGATTTAATGCAAAATCCAGATGGGAATGATATATCTATGTTTTGCCAAATGGTTTCAACTGTGGATTTTATTCCTCCAATGGCTAGTTTGGAAGAGAAAGGAACTCTATATACCAGTCCATTCTTAATAGCCACTACTAATGCTGGTTCAATACATGCACCAACAGTCTCAGACTCAAAGGCTTTGTCACGCAGATTCAAATTTGATGTGGACATTGAAGTTACAGATTCATACAAAGACTCAAACAAACTAGACATGTCCAGAGCAGTGGAAATGTGCAAACCAGATAACTGTACCCCTACTAATTATAAAAGATGCTGCCCACTGATTTGCGGAAAAGCTATTCAATTTAGAGATCGTAGAACCAATGCAAGATCCACGGTTGATATGCTAGTGACTGACATTATTAAGGAATACAGAACCAGGAATAGCACACAAGACAAATTAGAAGCCCTATTTCAAGGACCTCCACAATTCAAGGAGATTAAAATCTCAGTCGCTCCAGACACACCAGCCCCTGATGCCATAAATGACCTTCTTAGGTCAGTGGACTCTCAAGAAGTTAGAGATTATTGTCAAAAGAAGGGGTGGATTGTAATACACCCGTCAAATGAGCTAGTTGTAGAAAAACATATTAGTAGAGCTTTCATCACTCTGCAAGCTATTGCCACCTTTGTATCAATAGCTGGTGTGGTCTATGTTATATACAAACTTTTTGCTGGTATTCAGGGCCCATATACAGGAATTCCTAATCCTAAACCCAAAGTGCCCTCTCTTAGAACAGCCAAAGTGCAAGGACCAGGATTTGATTTTGCGCAAGCCATAATGAAGAAAAATACTGTTATTGCTAGAACTGAAAAAGGCGAGTTCACAATGCTTGGTGTGTATGATAGAGTGGCAGTCATTCCAACACATGCATCTGTTGGAGAAATCATTTACATCAACGATGTAGAAACCAGAGTTCTAGATGCATGTGCACTTAGAGACTTGACAGACACAAACCTAGAAATAACTATAGTCAAATTGGATCGCAATCAAAAATTTAGAGACATCAGACACTTTTTACCCAGATGTGAGGATGATTACAATGATGCTGTGCTTAGTGTACATACATCAAAATTCCCTAACATGTACATTCCAGTTGGACAAGTCACTAACTACGGCTTCTTGAACCTGGGCGGCACACCAACACATCGGATTTTAATGTATAATTTTCCAACAAGAGCTGGTCAGTGTGGTGGTGTGGTGACAACCACAGGTAAAGTGATAGGAATACACGTGGGCGGGAATGGAGCTCAGGGATTCGCAGCAATGTTGCTCCACTCTTACTTTACTGATACACAAGGTGAGATAGTTAGCAATGAGAAGAGTGGGATGTGTATTAATGCACCAGCAAAAACAAAACTCCAACCCAGTGTCTTCCATCAAGTTTTTGAAGGTTCAAAGGAACCAGCAGTACTCAATTCAAAAGATCCTAGACTCAAGACTGATTTCGAGGAGGCTATTTTCTCAAAATATACAGGTAACAAAATTATGTTAATGGATGAGTACATGGAAGAAGCAGTGGATCATTATGTGGGATGTTTAGAACCACTGGATATTAGTGTAGATCCCATACCCCTTGAAAATGCTATGTATGGAATGGAGGGTCTTGAAGCATTGGACTTAACCACCAGTGCGGGCTTCCCTTATTTGTTACAAGGGAAAAAGAAAAGGGACATATTCAACAGACAAACCAGAGATACTAGTGAGATGACAAAGATGTTGGAAAAATACGGAGTTGACCTACCTTTCGTGACTTTCGTGAAAGACGAGCTTAGATCAAGAGAGAAAGTCGAAAAGGGGAAGTCACGCCTGATTGAAGCCAGTTCCTTGAACGACTCAGTTGCCATGAGGGTTGCCTTTGGAAATCTCTACGCTACATTTCATAACAATCCAGGCACAGCAACTGGTAGTGCAGTTGGTTGTGATCCAGATATATTCTGGTCAAAAATCCCTATTTTGTTAGATGGAGAGATTTTTGCTTTTGATTACACTGGTTATGACGCTAGTTTATCACCAGTGTGGTTTGCCTGTTTGAAAAAGGTTCTGATTAAATTAGGTTACACCCACCAAACATCTTTTATAGATTATCTATGCCACTCAGTGCATTTGTACAAGGATAGAAAATATGTAATTAATGGTGGAATGCCCTCTGGTTCTTCAGGTACTAGTATATTTAACACTATGATTAATAACATAATTATAAGAACTTTATTAATTAAGGTTTACAAAGGCATAGATCTGGACCAGTTTAAAATGATAGCATACGGAGATGATGTTATTGCTAGTTACCCACACAAAATTGATCCAGGTTTATTAGCAGAAGCAGGCAAGCACTATGGATTGGTAATGACACCAGCGGACAAAGGTACCAGTTTCATTGACACTAATTGGGAAAATGTAACTTTTTTGAAAAGATACTTCAGAGCAGATGATCAATACCCCTTTCTTATACATCCAGTGATGCCAATGAAAGAGATACATGAATCTATTAGATGGACTAAAGATCCCAGAAACACACAAGATCATGTTAGATCCTTGTGTTACCTGGCGTGGCATAATGGAGAAGAGGCTTACAATGAATTTTGTAGAAAAATTAGAAGTGTGCCCGTGGGGAGGGCATTGACACTACCTGCATATTCTAGTCTTAGACGGAAATGGTTAGATTCGTTTTAGATAACTCTAATTGAAACCCAAGTTACAGTTACTTTCACTTAGAGGTAAATTTTGGTCACTTGGGGACC